AAATGCTCTTTTAGTATCTGTTTCATTTGTTTACCCACCCCTCTTCTTCGTTTTTTCATCTATGTCTTCTAAAAACTTCCTTACTAAATCCTCAAAATAATAGAGTATTGCTCTCTGCATTTCTTCTAAGGTCTTCTCATTCTCATCTGCCTTAAAGTATCTATATCCCTTACGAACATGCGCCCTTACGTGTTTCTCCAATGGTGTTTCAGCAATTGCTGCTTCGTTTATTTGCTCTCCCTTGTGTTTTGCGAAGTCTCTTTGGATTCCCCATATTGATAATCGCTTGGGCAGATCTGGTGTGGACTCATAATTATCCAACACAAATTCAACCATTTCCTTTTCTGGTTGAGACTCTGCGTTCACCTTCATCCTGATTTCATCGCCATAGTGCCCATACTTGTGCCAATCTGCCCCATCAATAGCGTAGTCCTCTACGACACTAACAAGTCTATTCATAAAGCCCAAACTTAGGTCAAGACGCCCTTCTGCAAGTATTCCACGAACCATCTCTCTCAGCTTCGATTCTGTTAGCTTCATTTATTTGTTCTCCCAATATTACGCATAATCGCCCCACTCACCCCATTGAGTATCCTTATTGTGGTTTTTGATTAGTTCCTTGGCTGCTGCAACTCTCGCCTCATTATCGTCCATCTTTTTTCTGAACTCAATATAGTACTTCTCCAACTCTTCTTTTTTAGATGGATCGTGTTCAACAATCTCTTTGGTGGCTGCGAACAATTCATCATCACCAAGGCTGTCAACATTACCATAATTGTAGTCCTGCGCGGTATCAGCATATTCCTTTATCACATCATAATACACATGAGTATTTCCATCCTTCCCCTTGCCAATTGCTGAGATACCTACAACCATTTTCTTGCCCCTATTCTTCTTCCAGAAGCTTTCCCTTATAACCTTGTCTCCTTTCTTTGCCAATGATTCGGGAACAATCCAAGAGCCAATTGTTGTAAGCGGTCTAAGCTCAGTTAGTGATACCTTTCTATCCCTTAGAGCCTCATAGACATCTGGGTTAAGGTCATAATCGTCTGCGATTTCCTCTTCGTCAATTTTTTGCAGGAAGTCTGCGTCACTTTGTGTAATGACCCCAACACCAACAAGGAAGTCAAAATCCCAAGCAGACCAAGCTCGTTCAAGTTTCATTACTTTTTGTGTCGCCTCGTCAGCCACATTCTTGTAGTGGTCAATTGCTCCTTCAATCTTCTCAATTACATAAGAGCCTTCAAATTCAAGCGCACCTTCGTTCAATGTATCCTGCATTATCCTTCTCAGTTCTTTTCCCGTTAATTTTGCCATTCTATTGTTCTCCCGTTGTGTTGTTTATTTGATCCCCTTATTTACCAAGCTACTCCATTTCTCTATTTTTGCGCCTCAAAACAACCAAGTCTGTATGTGATCGGTGAATATCTGAACGAATCTGCCTCAATTTCTCCCTTACGCCCTCCTTTTCATCCCCTCCAAGGATAGTGCCAATTTTAAAGTTGGCTTGTACTAAGAATTCGGCAACTGCCATTATTTCCGCTTCTAATGGTGTGGTACTACCTGCGAATCTTACAACTTCCTCTTTGATTATCCTTCTTATCTTTCTTTCATTATTCATTATTTGATCCCCTTATAGTCTGTCTTCAATATTTGCTTTAGCATTGACACCTCAAGAAATGACATGCCAGAGATGGATGATCTTACCTTCTTGTAGACACTGTTCAAGTATCCATTTCTTCTCTTTACAGCCTTTGCCACATCATCAATTTGTGGGAAGTCATCAGTCTCAACCAACTTCAATTTCGCAAGCAACCCAACTGAATACATTGCAGAAGATTTTTCAACAGCATTCTTAACTGTTCTTGAATCCAAGTTTAGTGCTGGAATATAGTTATCCCCAATTTGCAATTCAAACCCTGATATTGTCTCTCCATTGTCCCTTGATAGTATTGAGAATGAGACAATTGGTTGATCTGGATCAGTGTCTGTATCCGCAACTATATCAACCACGTTTATCTTTCTTGTGTCAATTCTTTCTTCCAGAACTTCGACAGCCTTTGTTAGAGCTTTCTTTTTGGCTGACACAACATTGGTCAGAATATTCCTCAATGTCTCGTCACTTGCCATTGTTTGCTTAGAAAACTTCAGGCTTATCTCGTCAAAGTTGGGGGTTTCATCAAATACAACCTGTTCACTCAGGTATAAGTGGTTGAAATATTCCCTTATTGAATTGTTTTCATTCATGTTATTTGCCCTTTTGACGCTCGATGTTTCCAATTTTTGATTCACCCATCATTCGTGTATATGGGTCAACATCCACATTAGTTATCTGTGCATCAGGCTCATCCTTTGAGAGTTGGTCTGCAAAATCATTTGCCTCTTCTTCTGTGGGAAATGATTTAATGACTTGTCCACCACCATGAGTTTCGGTCCCTGCTGCTGTGCTGTGAATAACATCGAACCCTGCCCCTGAACGATCTGGTTGGACAGTATAAAATGGTCCTTTATTTTCACCCAACTTCTTTGATTCATTGTAATAGTCATCGTCTAATTTCCAATTTTTAGGATTGAAAAGCTCAGAGTCCATTTCTCTCTGCGACCTGTCTGCCTTAACAGTTTCCTGATCTACAGGATTATTAAGCACACTTACAACCTCATCTTCGTATACCCAATAACCAGCATTCGGCTCATCTTCAAACTTAACAATCATATCCCCTTCTTCACAACCGGGACACAATTCATCCACAATACCCGTTCGCTCTCTACTTGGATCACCACCATGCACACTTTCATATCCACTCTTAACAACAACCGTCTTCCCCAGCAACTCACGCACGTTAGAGTTTTCACCCAACTTCTTTGATTCATAGACATGACCACCAGTCTGGGAATAGATTTCCTGAGACTCAATATGAACCAAATATTCATCAGAAAGATAGGCATAACCACGACGAATACCATCTTCACCAAACATATCCTCAACATCATGCTCTTCAAGGAGAGCATCACCCTCAATTGCAGGAGATGTTACAATGTATGAACCGTGGTGAGGTTCCAACTCAAAAAGGACCAAATGCCCATAGTCGGGATGATACCCATTTTCATCTGGCGGAACATCATGATCAAACTCTTCGGATTCACTCAACCTTTTGGATTCTCCCATCGTTGCCCCGCCTTTGCCATACTTCATAGGAAGAGTTGTCATCTCGCTCTCTCCAACCTTGACCAATTCAGGCTCACCAGTTTCTGGATTGGGTTCCCAATCATACATCATTACCTTCTTCGGACCCTTGGCTACATCAGCATCATTTTGTGCTTGTCTTTGGGCAAGTTCCTCATCACTCAATGGAGCAACAAAATCTGAATACTTTTCACTGTTTTTTTGCATATCCTGATACATCTCAGCATTGTCAATAATACCATGCCTTGCAGCCGCATTAAGTATGTGCAATGGTTCAACTGGATACTCATAGGATAGCTCTGTTGCCGCGTCCATCGGGTTCACTCCACCATTAACCATTCTTTCAAAGCTATTGACAACCACTGTCATATCGCTTGTACCAAAACCATAACCTTCCCAATCTTCTCTTGATTCGTTTAAAAGCAGTCCCTTTAGCGAGTTTGATTCCAGTGGAAGCTCCATTTGTCCCGGTGCCTCTCCCGGCTTTGTATACTTCTCTTCATCAAAATGTCCTTCATGCTTGACAACAAAATCAACAGCACCACGAACAGTGTCAAATATTTTCGCATCACTTGCAATTGGAACCAAGTCAGGCTCACTACCTCTCAATATTGCATTGTATGACATTACATCATAGCTCTGGTCATCAGTGTAGGTCTTAATACTGGCAACAACCCCAGACACATCAAAAAGGTCAAACACCACAACATTAACCTTGCCCCCTTCTTGCCATCTGGATTTATCAGAATACTTCTCAAATACCGCAACACCATTTCTTGTATCACCCATAGACTCATATCCAAGACCTTCCATATCTCTTTCCAATAACGACAAGCCCCTATTCAACTCTTCCTCTGGAACATCCTCTCCTGCCTTTTGTCTATCAATCATATCCTGAAACTCTTCATACTTTGCATTTCCATATGTAATCTCAGAAAGAACTTCTGCCTTTCCCTTGATCAACTCTTCGCTTCTTTCCTTAAGAATACTCCTGATCAGGCTTTCGCTTCTTCTTTTTTCATCTCTTGAAATCTTCATTACACAGTCTCCTTTAGTTCATTCAGAAATTCAGACGCATTGAACCAACACTTGATGCAATCATCATCTCCAATCTTCATGTCATTATCATTAAAATACTTCTCCACTTCATTCAATGCGTCAATGGTAAGCTCACTCTCTTTAACCTCTGCATCTTCTCTCAGCCTTTTAACAGCCTCAAACACCTTAGCCTTAACACTCTTCACAACATCAACAATGCCCTCTTCTGATAAACCAGCTTTGGCTTTTAGGAGTCTATATTGATCTTCGTTCAATTTGCCCTTATATTTCTCGTCAAACTTCTTGTTCATTACATTGGCTACAAGGGTGTTATATTTCTCTGGCTCATTCACCTTTAGCTCATAATTAGCCTTGGTCGCAGATTCCGTCATAAGGTATTCAACAACATCCTCTTCAAACTTGACAACGTGGACCTTATTGTTTATGCTGCCATTGCCACGGTATTCATTAAGGAGATTATGGATGGAACCAAGCTTATTATACTCTGGCACTCTTTGCTCATAGAACTTCTTGCCAAAGGTATAATTGATGTCCTTAACAAGAACACTTTTCTCTCTCTCTAATCTCTTCATGTTGGTATTCTCGGCAGCTTTCTTGATCTCTTCCAATATCTTATATGCAGCCTCATTTGTTCTCACAACCGTATCCGATAGTGCTGACACCAACCTAAGCTCCTTCTTCAACAATGATTTATCTGAGAAGTGTTTGTTGAAAATGTCAATAGCTTTTTTGGCACCGGACTCATCATTCTCAATAAGCCTCTCGGACACATGCCTTGCAAAGAACTCTGCAATTAGGGCTACATTTCTTTTCTTGTTGTGTTTGATTGTCATGTTTTATTCCTCACTCTCTTCATTATCTTCGGTTTCTTCGGTTTCTAACAACGCTTTCAGTTTCCTTGGGACATTCTTCTCAAGATCTGAGATTAGTCTTTTGACCTCAAAATCAAGCTTCTTTGTTTCCCTTTGCTCACTGGACATATTACGCAGTGGGTTGATTTCATCACCTCTGTTTTTCTTCTTGTTGCTGAATGTTGTCCCAAGGTCGCCAAGGTTGACAAGATCTGGCATCTCCAACCCATCTGGACCAGTTCTGTCTATTCTCTGTCTGTTGTGCTTGTACTTGTAGTCTTCATCCCTTTCCCTTGGCTCTTCGTCTTCATCATCTTCGCTCTCTTCAGATCCCTCTTCCTCAAGGATTACAAGATCAGAGCTTCTCTCTGTATGGGCGAAAAGTCCTCCACCACCAACATCTTCTTCACCACCAGCACCAGAGAAGTCTTCCCCACCACCTTCATCACCAAAGAGATCTTCCCCACCACCTTCATCACCGAATAAATCTCCACCACCCTCATCACCGAATAAGTCTCCACCACCTCCACCACCGAAGCCTCCACCTCCACCACCCCCAACTTCGCCATCTGCCGGTAGCTGCATATTCTCCAGTTCAATATCTTCCTTCTTATCCTCAATCCTCTTAGATTTGATTACTGCAATCTCTCTATTCGATAGCTGGAATATGTTCTTTTGGACGAACTCTCTATCAAAATATCCTTCTGGTATATTCCCGGCAATCTCAAACCTTGTTCTCCACAACTCAAGCTTTTGCTGCTCTGCTATATTGGAAGGGTTGGACAGCTTGATATCAAAGTCAATTAAGTCTTCACCCTCATAACCGTGGATGAATAGGTGAATAATTGCCATTTTGGTTAGCTCAGAGACAATAACACGCTGAACACGTTGGATGGTTCTTGCCCAGCGAACATCTTCTGCTGCAAGTGTGGATTTACTGTTGTGTACAAATACACCAGCGGCTGTTGCAAAGTTATGAAACCTATCAACAGTTATGTCATACACAGGGAGCTTGCTCCCCAACAACTCAACATCAATAGACGTTATTTTGTGGTTGTTGTTAGACATATTTTCGTTCAGCCACACCTTATAGTCTATTCCTGTGCGAGTGCAGTAGTTTTTAAACCCAGTTGCAGATATTCCAGATGTACTATAAAACTCCTTTTTTGTATCACACTTCGCTGCCAACAATGAGAGTTGGTTTAGATCTAAAAACTTGATCTTTCTGCCCTTTCTTGTTTTATCATATTTCGAAGTAAAATCATACCATGAACCAAAGCCGTGTTCTGCAATTACCTCGTCCAAACCATTCAAGGAACACTCAAGATGATCTCTAACGCCCTCCTTTTTGAAGATGCCTCTATTTGCCACTGTGTTTACAACATCATCAAATTTTGGTCTTTCAATAAACCAGCAATTATTTTCCCCAGACAAATCAATGATGCCCGCATTTTTAAGCTCTGCCAACCTTGTGTGCATTAGTTCAATCTTTCCATACTCCTTATTTGCCTTCGCTATAGCGGCACTTCTGGTCCCATCGTCATTTTCCCAAGCACGCAAAACCCCTTCCAGATGATTTTTGGCATACGACTCAGTTTTCATTGTCTCTCTGAGTTTTGCCCTGCTCTTTTCTGATAAGAGATTTCTTTTCGCAAGTTCGCCGTGAATTTTGCCGTGGGCACGTTTGCCAATAAGCATCAAATTCTCTGGGCTGTTGTTTAATTTGTCAAATGTCATATGGTGAACTACTTTATAGCCCTCATCGTTGCACGATTCATGCACGTTAATATCGCAATCTCTTGAGACAACCTTGTGTGTATATTCCCACTTGTTTGACTCAACATCGTAAACCATGTCATAACCATTTAGGAAATCGCCGCCCTGCTTGGAGGATTTTTTTCTATATAGCGGCATAACAGATTGATTAACGGCGAGACTGTCAGCCCTAACGTATTCCCCATCTCTTAGCAAAAATGGGTGGTTATCAGTGCATGATATCTTTTCACCATTATCAAGTGTGATATGGTACACCTTGTCAACACTTTTTGTTATCCCGCCCCAAGAAACTTTCCCAGCCGAAATCTTGTTTGACTCAACATCATAAGAGTAAACCCAGTTTGTCTTGCCACTCTCATACTCCTTAGCAATATCCTCTATTGAGAGAGTTCGTCCATCCATTAATGGGATTAAGGTGTCTCCAACAAGACAACCTATCGCCTCATCATATCCAAGGTATGCTCTTGGGATCTGCAATGCTGCGAAAAGCTTCTTTTGGAAGTATTCAATATCATCAACATCACCGGTATATGAGCCTCCAGCGAGTGTTTCAATCTCAGAGGACATGTCACCACGAACGGGAATGAAATAATCGTCTTCTACAGTGTTTTTGACAAAGATGCCGTTTTTGTATACATTGCCGCTATCTCTTAGTCCACAAATTGCAAAGTTGTGTCTATCTTGCTCACCATTCTTTCCCTCAATTGTCATACAATAAACATCATCAGTGAAGTCGGCTACCTCAATCAATGCCACCTTGTGATTCATGTAAAGGTCTTCCTCATAATCACCGGCATCGTCATCACATGAACCACAAAACATGTCCTCTAAATTTACATTATGGGTATTCACGACCTTGTTCTTGCCGGGATCATATGTTGTTTCATAGCCATTCTTATTTACCCTTGTATAGTAAGGCATCAGGCTGTCATTTTCAGTCAACTCGTCCGCACGCCTTGAAGTCCCGTCCCGCAAGATAAATGGGTGTTCAGGGGCACTATAGACAAACGATCCATCATCAAGGGTTACTTTGAGTAATTTAGCATCAGAATAATTTTTCCCAGCCCATACAATCTTTCCCGGCTTAAGCTCATTCGTTATATCATCAATTGAGTAAACCCAATTCTCTTTTTTGTCGCTATACTCCTTCGCCAACTCTTCTAAGGTCAACACCCTCCCATCCAACAGTGGGACCGGTGTATCCTTCCAAAGTGGAAGAGCATTATACCTCAAATCAATTTGCCCAGATGATGAATCTACAACCTGATCCTTCTTTGCTTGTGTTTTAATCTTCTCCATAAACGCTGGAACTTCATCAGGAGCCACATTACCAACATCAATCTTGAATACACGCCTCTCAGGGCTTCTCACAATACGATACACCATTACGGCGTCTTCAAGTAGGTTTAACTGCCTCCATATCCTTCTTGCGCCCTCTAAGACGGACGTGCCATAAGGCGCATATGTATCATTACCAAGCAGTCTGAAATGTGTTATCTGCCAGTTATTCAAAATTTTGTTCTGTGTTGACCAACGATAGCGGACAGCCATCGGATTTGCAGGGTCAAACCCCTCTTCCCTCTCAACTTCTTGGACAGGAATGGGAAGGACTCCAACAATACCATGTTCTGGGTCTACCATGTTCAAAAGAAAATGATCTCCCCACTTACACAAAGAGCGAATCCAACTCCACCCATTGAACTCAAAGTTGATCGTATCGTAGAATAGTTCTTCAAGAAGTAGCTTAATCTGGTCATTCTCTGTTACGATTCTTAGGACGTTACCCTTTTCATCATACGTGATCGTTTCATCGGAATATAAGTTGAGCGCGGCATTGAGTTCAGGGTAATATTCCATCTCAGCCAGATCTGAATAGCGCGAATTATGCACAACAATAGAGTCTGTTGCAAAATTCTCATACCCATCAACAGTCAAATCGCCAACCTCAAACTTCCCACATGACTCAACAGATACAACCTTGTGATTGATTTTTGCCTCATTGGTTTCAACGAAATTCTTCCAATTAGAATATCCCCACTTCTTTATTCTCCTGTTTATTGTTTCCCACCTTGCTCCAAACTCCTTGCAAACCAACTTAAGCACATAGCCATTTCTTACCGCCGAATCTAGTATATTTTCTTCTGACAGGTCATGCCTATACCCGTAGTTTTTCTCTCCCGATATTGCCAGCGCAGCCTTCTTCCTTGAGATTGGGTTATTCATTGGGTTATTGTTGAGAAGGTGCTGCCTTCTCAATTCCTTAACGTCTTCTCTTTTGTTATACTCAATCAGCTTCGCCCTTCTTTCCCCAGTGTCTTCATCCCAAGCTCTTTGAATCCCGTCCATAATTTTTTTTCTCATGGCTGGATCTTCCCACAGCTTGTGGTTATGTTGTTTGTGTATTTTTAGGTGTTCACTTGGAGAAAGAACTGCCAAGTTTTCTGGGTTATTGTTCTCAGAATTATAGTCAAGGTGGTGAACATGTTCCTTCTTACCGTCTATGTTCCTGCCCAACTTCCACTCTGCGATCAGCTTGTGTTCTGACTGAACCCCGTTTTTATATCTCCTATCCATAGTGTAGATCAAATCATAATTTCTATGCTTCCTTCCATTTCTTTCGTATGCGGAATTGATTTTGAACCTATTAAATGGCATCATCGAATCACCGACCTTTAACTCCCCGGCATCCACGAAATCCCCACTACGAACCATGCATTGATGATCTGACGTGCATATCAAATGACTACCATCATCAAATGTAACCCTTACAGTTTCCTTAACACCGGAACTCCTTGGGTGATGTGCATATGCTGGAACTATCTTTTTCTTGTCATGGTCATAGGTGTATACAATGAACTTTTCCCCATTAGGGTATTTTTCAATAAGTTCGCCCAAAGACACAAATTTTTCTTTGCCGGGAACAGGTATCTTTGTATCAAGCCTTAAACATGATCTATCATATCCTTGATTGAAGAACGTGCTGCTATTATAGATGTTGCTGTTCAACAAATGACCCAAGCTTGCCTTTGTAAAGCTCGTATCAATCTTCCCAGACAATGATGTTTTCACAATTGGACCATCACGGAACATCCTATTCAACCTTGTGAATACGTTCCTTGCCTTCTTGATCTTGTTCCTGATTTGCTCTTTTTCTTTTTTGTCTGCCATTTTTACCCCGTCAGTTTACTGTACCATCATATTTTTCAGCGTATTGATAGCTGTCGTAATCATTTCCATTGGAACATCACCAGAATGCACATCAACAAATACTTCCAGCCGCAATATGGCGTCATTGACCTCTTCTCTGATATTAAGGAAGCAGCCATCATCTTCACCATGCTCATCAACAATTTCACTGATGATTCTGCGTAGCTTGCTTTCTGTTAGTTTCATTGTTGTTGTCTCCACTGTTATATCACTGAGATAGTTCAAAACCACTTACTCACCTTCAAACAACATTACTCTATTTTATATCCCTAGCAACATCAACCATACTCTTTCTCAAACTGGCATATGCGCCTCTTTCTGGATCTCTTGAATACCCTTTGCGCTCAATGTCTCTTCTGGTTCGTTCCGCCCTATGGCGCAATAGCTTTCTAAGGGCATCTTTTTCTTCTACCGATAAACTGTCTGGATCATTTAGAATGTTTTTTGCAAAATCTAATATATCATCATCTGTGGGATCTCCCGACATACCGAAGTGTTGTGGCTGAATAGATCCCACTTCCTCTTTTACCATTTCTCTTAGCCTCTTTTCTGTCAATTTCATTGTTTGTTCTCCCATTGTCAACACGTAATATATATGCTGATTACTTGTCCAAAAGCCATCTTAAATCACCCAACTCATTATTTACTGACCTCTCTGTTACTCTTGATTCTTTATCGTTCTGACCAAAGTAGAGTGGTCTATTGTTCATTGTATGTGCGTCTATAATCCCAACATCATTCTTCACTGTGTCGAACGACTTTCTGTTCACTGATATTGCATCTATGAAAGCCTTTGTCATATCCTCTTCGTTTGCCGCTGAAGAAAACATCGAGTGCATAATCCAACATCCAATACCTAATGACATTATAAGGTCATCATTGCATCCTCTTTGTGCTTGTGGTTTACCTCTGTTCCACACAAAAGACTTCATTTCGTCAAGTGTTCTTTCGCCATATAGCCTTACTTGCTTGTTCCTTATTGCTTCTTCTGTGTGTTGCAACATTTGTTGTCTTGTGAATTGATCTGTTGTGAAGCCCATTGTGTATTTGCTTGTGTTGTGATCATAGGCATATACTCCAATCCCGCCTTGTGATGCCATCCCCTTTCTTGAATAATAGATCTGTGTGTATCCCAGTGCCTTCAATGTTTGTAATACTGCCCAGCCTTGGTTGTTGTTTTCGATTACCACTGGAGCTTCGTTGTATGTTTCCGCGACAAATTTCAACAGTGCGGCAAATGAGTCTGTTGGCATCTGGCTTTCAAACTCTGCAACTTGCTCTCTTGTCTTCAGGTCAAACACATGGAATGCTGAGTTATCACTTCCATCGCCCCTTGCAACATCAGCACTTACCATATACTTTCTGCCCTTCATTGGATCTTTGAATATGTATGTTGAGGGGTTGTTTTTGAGCTTGCCGAAATTAGAGTTGGTGTTTAGCATGACGAACTCAATTGTGTCACCATCAAAGAATGTATCACCAGATTGTTCAAATGAGCATAGGTATTCTCTTGCAATCTTTTTGGCAGTCATGCTTTTTGTTTCGCTGTCAAACCACGCCTGATCTCTATCCGGTCTTGCATCCCACATTAACTTGGTAGGAACAAACGGGTTATCACCATTCACACCTTCTTTCCAGAGAGTATGATAGTAATGACCCACACCTCTTGGCGTGCTATTTACAATACAACGACCACCAGTTGATAGTGTCGGAAAAATTGCGCCCCACATTTCTTCAAGGTTGTCAATAAGTGCCGCCTCATCAATTAGGAGTAGTGAGATTGAATCAGAAGCACCGGCATCCATTGTTGTGGCTTCTGCCGATATTCTTGACCTATTGCTGAACTCGATTTCATTCTTGTTGTCAATCACAAGGTCTGTAACCTTCAACCAATTTGGAAGGAGGGAATACATCAACTTGGCTTTCCTCATTACGTTTCTGGAACTCTTCTGCTTGTTGGCAACGATAACAACATTCTTATCCTTGTGGAACAGGCAATACCATAGAATATAT